TAGCCATTTGGATTTTTATGATATGTGCCATCTCCACAAAAGAATCCATGTGTATATGGAAATTTAATATCCTGTGTTTTATCACCTTGAATAAATTGTAAATTAAATTTTGCAAGTTTCATACCTTCTTTCAATTCAGATGCATCTATACGTCTTGCATTTTTTAATGGACATTTATCTTCATATCCTTCACGAATAATGAATTTATGATAAGGGGTACATGTAATTTGAGCTCCATTACTTAAATGAACTGTAATCAATTTTTGATTTTCACCCGTTTTCATAATAGTAGTTTTAGACCATTTATCTCCATTCCATACATTTACCTCTTTACCAGATAGTTCCTGAATTTGAAATTGACCATTATCAGTTAGGACAAAGGTTTCTGGAGCAACGCATAAATTTGAGCTTTTAATTGTTCCAAGATTTTTTTGATTAGATTTATGATTACATGCATCCTTATAGAGAAGATAGGGAGTACCCGTTTCAATTTGTGCATCTAGGATTTTAAACCATAGCTTTTGAGAATCAACCTGTTTACGACCACGACCCTCTTTTTCGTATTTTGTATAAAGTGCCCTGAATTCTTCTCCATATACATCGGATAATCCTGGTGCTTCAGATGGACAAAAGAGAGTCCATGGTTCATTCTTTTCTACACGTTCCATAAATAAATCAGGAATCCATAATCCGTAAAACAAATCACGACAACGTTCTTCTTCTGAACCCGTGTTGAGCTTCAACTTCAAGAAATCCTCAACATCTGCGTGCCATGGCTCTAAATAAATGGCAAAGGAGCCATTTCTTTTGCCGCCACCTTGGTCACAATACCGTGCAGTATCATTAAAGTTACGTAACATGGGTACAATTCCATTAGAAGTTCCATTCGTTCCTTTAATCAAAGAACCCTTAGCACGAATATTATGAATATGAAGACCAATTCCTCCTGAATTTTTACTAATTAATGCACAATCTTTTAGTGTGTCATATATTCCAGAAATACTATCTTCTTTCATCGCTATAAGGAAACACGACGAACATTGTTGTCTTATCGTTCCTGCATTAAAATTGGTCGGTGTGGCATGAATAAAGAATTTTTGACTCAAGAGGTCATATGTTTCAAAAGCTCTGTCTAAATCAACAGATCCCCATAATGCGAGTGATACACGCATCATAAGATGCTGAGGTCGTTCAATTGTTTTACCTGTAGTATCACGTAACAAATATTGTAATTTTTCTAGAGTTTTAAAGCCGAAATAATCAAAGAGGTAATCACGGCTATAATCAATCTTCTGATTAATGGTCTCACCATGTTCTTTGCAAATGTCAATCAATTCTTGTGAAATGCTACTGATTTTTTCACCTGTTTTTGCGACAGTTTGATTGGCAAGATGAAAGATCACATCCGTAAATTTGTCCGATGTGTTGCGATGATGATTTGAAATTGCAATACGAGATGCAAGAATTCCATAATCAGGATTTGTAGTAATGAGTGAAACAGATAATTGAGAAGCAAGTTCATCCAGTTCCGATGTTTTTACACCATCATAAATACGAAGAAGTGTTCGTTGTGCAATAATAGTCGGATTTACTTCCAAATCCTTGGATGCAAATTGAATGCGTGTCAATACTTTATCAAATGATACATCCTCCAAAGTACCGTTGCGCTTCACTACTTTCATACTAATCATAGACATCTTTCCGGGGAATACTAACTATACGCAGCACACATTACCGTCGTCAATTTTTTAAAATAATGATTGATTATTAGAGAGATGAAAAATTATATTGTATGCTTTATTACACTTGTGATTTTATCTGCAATTGTATTAATGACTTTTAATAAAAGTTCATTTATCAATTACGTTGCTCCATATGCATCTCCATCACAACATAAATGGTGGGAACGAAGCGGATGGGAACGTTTTGGTTATCCAGCGTATTCATATTGGGAAGGATTTGAAAATAAATTGGATAAACCTGCTTCACTCATGCCAGAACACAGCCCAATTCTTGAATTTCCACCCGATACACCTTCACCTGCGGATTTATACAATAATCAACCCTATCACCTACTAAGCGATAAAATGGCACCACCGAGAGAAAAAGAGGCACTTTCTTGTGTGAATAGTCGCTCCTGTTATGCAACAGATTTTAATCTTGCCATTTCAAAAACAGGCAATTTTCGCCAATTGACCAATAATTATCGCCGTGATTATCCCGATAGTTGCTCTTCACCCTATCAAGAACTTGTTCTAAACTTCTATAAAGCGGATAGTATCCCTTTTCAGGAATCTAGTGCTATGTAACAACTTCTTGTAATCATAAATGATAACAATAAAAATATGAGTTTATATGGTTATCATATGTTGATTCTATTCAGTTCAATTCCATTGTATTTTCTTCCATTTTATGGAATTGAATCATGCATTTTTCAATCTTTGGCTTTTTAGAGGGTCGTGTAGATTCTGGAATATTAAATTCTCCACGTCTCGCTTTTTCTACATCCTCCCAAAATGCATCAATGGTAGGCTTTAAGGATGTCCACCATTCTTCATTTCTTATAATCAATTGTTCACTCCACTGGACCAGTCTCCATGGTATCATTTCTATGATATCTTCATTCTCTTTAATAATTGGTTTCCAATCCTCTGTCGCATTTACAGGACTATATATATAGTAGAATTCTTGATTTGAATTCATTTCTTCATATCTAACCAGTGCAATCCATCCATGATACAATGTTGGACCATCTTTATGAACAATCTGATTGTAGGGTGATACGAATTTTGCCTCAACGTAATCACAGTATTTTAGCCCAGTAACTTGTAATTGCATCTGCATTTGAGCATAGTAATCTTTAGGGACGCTTCCATCTATTTCTCGGGTAACAGGACATTTAATTTCAATAAGACGACCCCTTCTTTCATTTTTTGGACAATGGTAAATAAGACCATCAGGTGATGCAGTACATCGTGGATCGGTGGGATGATGAAGACGACCCAATTCTTTAATGGTTGTACCATATTTATACTCATAAATTTGCTTTACAACCGGTTCAAACCGAATACCCCAATCAAATGCACTCATTTTATCTGAACATACTGCAAGAGCTTGATTGCGTTGCGGGTAGGGTACCGTTTTTGATACAACCAATTTTGCTCTCTGTCTCGGTGCAGCAAATAAATTGCCGAGTTCACTTGCTGAAATAATTTCAGACATTTGTTTGTACCACTCTGGAGTACGTTGTTCAATCTGTTTTCTTCCAATTAAATCATCCAAATATTCAATGGTTGGAAGATCCGTTGTTAGAATGGTATTTTTCCCTTCTAATTTCTTTTTAAACTGCTCTATATACAAATCTAAAATATGATGCACACAATCCTCTTCCATATCCGTAAATTCAAACGAATGGACCATTATTTTTGCAGATTCAATCCAATTCTCTAACTGTACACCATCTTCAGGATCGGATAACCATGTTTCTAACAGAGTAATCAAATCCTTTAATTTATCTTTAAACATTCTATCTTATTAACATATTCTATTCCATTTCTTTCTCCTCAATTTTTGTTTCGGCCGCTGATGCGGCAAGGTGCACAGGTTGAAGCACTGTTGTACAGGATACCTCTGTTGTACGTTTCTTCTTTCGTGTTGAATCCGTTTTTTGTGATTTTGTATTAAAGGCTGCCTTCCACTGACCATTTGAATCTTGCTTTATTTCAAGTCCTTTAATTGCAATAATTCTCTGAGTATCTGAATCATATTGTACAACCTTCAATGTATTTAGTAATTTCTTATCAAGGGCTTTTTGGAGAAAAAGAAAAATACTCTCTTTGTTCTCCTTGCTCAAATCATATTGTGGAGAAATTTCTTCAATGAAAATGCGGAGACGATTCAAACGTAAACCACGCTCAATACGATGCCATGGACGATTAAAGGCTAGTTGTGTACCTGCATCCAATAATTTCTTAAAACGGTCCTCATTTTCTGATACGACCATAGATCCCACGTCGGCGGTTGTGTTCTTTTGAGTTTTATTACGATGAGTATCCATATCTACTATACTAGATGTGACAAACGTTTAGATGACTTCATTTGACATTAAACTACAGAGTTCATTGTATGTATATGGACCTAACTTTTCCTCTTTTGGAATAGGTAACCACCATTTTGTATCCTCTGTATTCCCATTAAATGTATAGATTGTTTTCCAACAAAATGTGGTATTATCATCTTTATCAATCTCATCCCATTTATAAAAATCGTTAATATCGGTTTTGGTTGTATCTACCTTACAGAATACAATCTTACCATGCTTTATTGGAGTATTTTCCAGATAAATTCCGTTTGGATTCAGAATATCACCCTCTATGTCAAGATTATTATCCTCTTCCCATACATCTTTTCCACCAATTGTTAAAATTGTAAATAGATTTACAATTGTATGTGGTAGTTTTTTATGATTATGAATATATGGAATAATAAACATCTTAAAATAATAATAAGTAGGTACTTTAAATGGCTCAACCCGTGT